TAGGTTGCGGATTGTGTTGCGTTGCCATCAGTCCGTTGACTAAGAGCGCCAGGACCTGATACTGGGGCTGGGTTATTCGGTTTTCTATATCCACCTTGCTGGGCCACACTTCCTCCTACTTAGTAAATTGTGTTTTCGTATAAACTGGTCCACCGCACCAAACATTGTATTGAATTGCTACATGCACTGCTTTTTTAGCAGCACCTGATGCTTTGGCGTGTGTCTTTGTTTCTGTTTCCATCATTGCTAAGGCACCAAGGGCTAATCCTCCACCTGCGCCTATCCCGTATAAACCTCTATCATCTCTCATATATCCATAGTCATCACTAACTTGATATAACTTTCCATTAAAACAAATTAATGCATCCCACCCAGAATCATCATCGTTCTTATTCTTTGGTGCTGGGTCATAACCTGCTTCAGTTAAAATTTGTTTTATAGATGGTAGTACTCTAATCATCATAAATCTATCTGGCTCTTGCGTCTTAATTACTTTAGGTGGTTGCCATAAGTTATTAAGAATATCTCCTGCTATAGCATCACCTGCTACTGCAACTAGATACTCTCCAACTTTAACTATCTTGTCACAGCCTTTGGCTACGTATGGTTTATCTGTATACGTAGTCATAGAGTCTGCTGCCAAAACAGCCCAACCTTTACCTTGTATTCCAACTATTGCAGTCATTGTCCCCTACCTAATTATCTTCTAACTACTGTCCTTGCACTAGCATTTGCTCTACCACTTGCACTTAGACTAGATAAAAGACTTTGTAATCCGCCACCTTGCTCTGGTTGTTGTGGAGGTAAGCCTCCTACTGAAGCCACCTCGGGAGCAGGGGACATTTGCTCAACCTGTTGGGCACCAGCAGGAGGTAATTCTGGAGCAAAGATATCTTCAACTGCATCTTCAATCGAAATACCCTTTTGACGGGCTTTGATTACTTGTGCAATTTTCTTTACGATATCAGATGCGTCCCCGCCTGATGCTGCCATTTGTGGAATTGCCTGTGTGTACGCCTGTAGTGAACCTACTAAAGCATTACGCATTTCTTCTACTTCAATTTTTTCTTGTTCTTGGGTTACGTTAATACCAAATGGTAACTCACGCATAGCCATATCCCTAGAGATTAATTTACCACCAAGTGCTTGTAGCATAAAGATAAGACCTTGTGCTGGGTTAAGACCAGCAAGCATTCCATATCGAACATCGGCTGTATAGTCATTCTTAATATCTTTTGATGGTGAGTACTCTAAAGAATACGGTGAACCAGCATCTACACCACGAATTGTTTTTACAAAGTTAAATAATTTTTCATCTATCTCAAAACAGATAGAGATAACATCTTTAAGAGCAGAAGCAAAGATTGCTTGGGCTGATTTAACCTGTGTATCAAAGCCACCCATAAGCGCTTGAACGCCTTGTCCCGTGACTATTGATGCATCTATATTTCCAGTTCTTGATTCTGGATAACGTGTTCCAGTACGCAACTCATTAAGCAATACTTGTTGCTCAGTGAATGCACCCGCTGGAATATTTAAATCTACACGTCTAACACCAGCAGGATTGTTGGTGCGAATAATCGCATCTCCACCCAACTGTAGTTCTTGAACATCGCCTGGTACAACAATTGGTGCTTGTACTGATTTCTCTGCTGCTTCCATCGCAAGTAATGCGAACCTATTACGAAGCAGTTGGATACCTAGCACGTCATCAAATTGACCACGCATCTCTCCATCTAGTGATGGACGTTTTGCAACTATTACCTGCATCTTGCCTAGCATGTTCTTGGCTTGAGATAAAACTAAATTATTCCGTGATGGAATAAATATTGTTGATTGCTCTTTATCGTAATAACGAATAAGGTCAATACGTGCATCTAGGTTCTGCTCATAACGGTCAGCGCCTAATAGTTGAATCTCAAACTCAGGATACTGTGCAACCAGTTCCGCAAGTGTAAGTGCGTATTTCTTTGCAAAGGCAATACAACGTCCGTAGCGGTCAAACTCTGGGTAAGCCCCAATCGGACTTTCTATTCGGATACGTGGTAGCCCTGCTTCTTCGTCTAATTCAACAATGAATGGGACGAAACCAAATGTGATGTATTGGTCTGCACCTTGATACATCTGTACTTGTAAATCTGAATTACTAAAATAATTTGTTGCAATACGTGTTCGCTTATCAGCAAAGACTCTTGCTCTATCTGATACCTGATTGGCTGCAGAACAATTTACCGCTGGTAGTGGGGCCATTACCTCTGATAGGTCACGGGCAACAATGTCAATAAAGTTTGCTACTACGTTAGCATCTACACCTTCTGGAAAGAACTCAGGGTATACCTGTGATATATTTCCTTTACGCACAGCAAGTACATCTAGTTGTCTACGGTCTCGGTCTACCGAACGACTACGTAAAGACTCTACTCTTGCAGAGATTTGACTTATTGATAACATTTAAATCCTATCCATATTGGTCAGCCCATTGTTCTGAAAGGGCTTCGTCTAGATTGATTGTGTATCTCTGGGCTGACTGTGCTCTAGTTGTCCATCTATTAGATGAAAACTTTTGCAAGTGATTTGTTTGTTGCATAAACTCCCGTGCTCTAAGCACAGCAAACCATAATGCCATAACACAGTCGGTCTTACCTCTAGTGTTAGGTTTCCAAGTTATCAACTGCTGAGTAAGGGACTTAAGTCCTTCAGAGTCAGTAGTAGATGGAAGTTCAATCATATTATTCTTTTGGAACTTTTCTTCTCGTATAGTTCCAAGTAGGGTAGACATAGATGCTACACCAAATGCTGCATCCCACTTATTTTTATTAGTAACATGAGATTCAAGTCTTACACCGTACATACCAAGCCATTGCCGCAAGTCATCATCTAACGAGTATGCTTTCTGGTGGGCGTTGATTTCAACCCTAAACTCTTGTGGCTTATATTTTAATACAAGTTCTTCTATCGTACTTCTAATTTTTTGGGGATTAGGTTCACCCATGTTAATACAATCTAAAACATATATTCTGGAATCTATCCTGTTATAAGTAATTGCTACAAAGGCTGCATGAGCCTTATCTCCCATTGCTGGGTCAAATCCAATAATTGTATAACCTTCAACGTTAGTCGGATGTCCCACCGCCCCTTGGCGCAACGGACCTTTTCTGCGTTGCCCGTTGGTACTGCCTTGCACCAAAGCGGGTGGGAAGATAGAATCTTCTTCGACATCCTCCTGCTGATACACTAAGGCCCATGTAGATGGTGTTACTTCACTACGTCTTCTCTTTAATGTTAATCCATCCCATTTCGGGAAGAGTCCCTCTTCGTCAGGTACTTCATCATCGCCATCCCACGCAACGTCCGATTTTGGCCAGAGCGTCTTCCAGTCTTCAGGGTTCTCCGAATACTCCAAAACAGCAGGCATGCCCATATAAGTAAAAGGGCTTTTACCGCTAGACCAGTGCTTGGTCTCTCGGAGTTCTTTATAGAAGTCTTGCGCTGCAATTCGTGTCCCTACGATTAATAACTTACCGTTTTTACCCAGACGGGTAATAACCTCTTTTTGTAACCAGTTGATTTGTTTATCCCACTCATGGGCGTTGGCTGTAGTGATGCAGTCATCTAGAATGATGAGGTCAGCACGTGCTCCATAAATCTGCCCACCCATACCAAGTGCTTGGATGGTGGGGTCCTTCTCACTAGAATTTCGTGCATCGCTCCCAAGATAGACGGTGTCAACTCGCCAAGTGTCTGAATCTTCTTTCCAACCACCTTCGGGGCCAAAAGTTGTTTGCAACTTTAACCAGCGTGGATGGGAGAGTCTCTGCTTGATTGCGTACACGAATTCACGTGCTTTGACTAACGTCTTAGAAACCACAATAATGCGGACATTAGGATTGAGAGCGATACGATATGTGGAGTAGTTTACGGTTATCACTGTGCTCTTGGCATGCTCAGGTGGCACGTTAACCAATAGACGGGCTGGGTCAGCCTTTTCGTAAACCATACTAGGGTGGAGCCACGAAGGCTCACGGTCNTCTAGTAAGTCAATCCAATCTTGGTGGTGTGGAAATAATTTTTGATTTAAAAAAATTTGCGAGAACTGGGGGAAATCTATTTCCTCTTTTGGAATACCTAGGGCTGCTAGGGAGGCATCCTTTGCGGTGGCTTTAGCCTCCGTTAGGTCTGCTGCAAACTTNTTATCCCTGAGCATCCATATTCTGACGGTGTCTGGTTTCTTACCACAGAGTTCCATAGCCTTATGAACTGAGTGGCCTTCGGCCACTAGGGCTAAAACCTTAGCCTTTGCCTGTCCCATAGCCAAAGATTTTGGGTTAGTACCGCCTTTGTCAAATGCCATTAATCCTGTCCCGTTTTCATTAGTTGTAACAGTTGTTAG